CCGCCGTGATAGGAGCCGCTGGTGCGGGCCTCACCGCTGTCCCCTGGAATCCCGCCTGGGATGCGGAGGTGCAATCAGAAGTCGATGATGCTCTGGTTGTGCAGAGGCTTGATGAGCTACTTAGCGCCGATTCAGACATCGACGGCCTTGCGCCCCCGACCGTCGGCAGTGTCTTCCACGAACTATTGACTAAGACTCCGGGTAGCTTCACCTACGATCAAACTACCGACAGCCTAGAAGCCGTGCGGGATAACATGGGAACACCCCAGACCGGCGATTCCTTTGCTCGACTGGGAGCGCCAGCCGGAGCCAGCATCGCCGCCGATATTGCGACCCGTGCCTCTCAAGCGTCCCTGGACACCCTGGACGATTACGTGGACACTGAGGTGGCGGCAATCAAAGCCAAGACCGATAATCTCCCTGCTTCCCCCGCTGCGGTAGGAGACATACCTACCGTAGCCCAGATCGCCGACGGTGTATGGGACGAGGCCCTAGCCGGCCACGTCGGTGTAGGGTCGGCAGGCGAGGCCCAGAACAGTATCGACGACATCCTTGCCGACACCGCCGTGATTGGTGCCGCCGGAGCCGGTCTTTCTGCCGTCCCCTGGAATCCCGCCTGGGACGTGGAGGTTCAATCAGAGGTCGCCGATGCCTTAGATGTCGCTATCCCCGGCGTTCCCACTCCGAACAGCATCAACGAGCGTATCAAGGCCATTGACGACAAACTGCCCGCCGGGACTATCTCTGACTTCGACGAGTCCCTGGATGATGTCTCTGTCTTCAATCTCACCTCCGCTGCCGTCGGCGACATCCTGAGAGAGGCTCTGGCCAACCACGATGCTGGTCTGGCGTTTCGCACCCTGGGAGGGGCCGTCTCTAAGCTAGTCAACCGTATCAGAGCAGCGGCTGGCACCCTAACCATCTACAAAACCGACGACGTTACCAGTCTGGGCACTCAGGCTATCACCACCGACGCTGCCGCCGCTCCTATTGTGGAGTTGAACACGACATGAGTAACGGTGAAGAATACACCGAAGCCCAGATGCTCGTCTTGAACGAGCTTGAGCGCCTGCGGGCTGAGTGGCGGGCGGCGGGCGAATCTGGCAATCCCGGTGCTCAACGGGATGTCGTCCGTCGGATGCGCCAGCTATTCGTGCAGAACTGCGACGAGCGCCATCCCCTGCCCCAGGAAAACTTCCTGGTTCCCTCTTCTTGGGTCATAGAAGGAACGGGTTCAGCGGTCAAACGGGCCGAGCAGTTGAGGGAAGAGTATGAGTCCCGTTTGGCCCAACGAGAGCAATCCTATCTCACCGTCTATAATGTAGAGATGGCACGGATGCGCCGTATTCTTATTGCCCTGTGTCTTTTCTGTTTCTCTCTTGGAGGAGTTGTAGGATGGGCGGCTTCCGTGATATTCTAGCCCTTCAGGGCGTTTGGCTGTCGGGTATGTCTAGCGGCATCCTAGTCGTTCTCAGGCCGTTCATGCCTATCCTTCCCCCGACGCACAGCGCCTTTTCACCCTTTCGAGTAGGGGTAGTTCAGTAAATGACAAACGACTTCACTCCTCTCTCCTCCTTGCGTCGCCACTCCGTCCAGGAGTTTCCGTCCTTGGACGGTGCTGCCCCCGGCTACTTTCTTATCTCTGTGGCCTCCTTCGCTGATACCATCCTGCCCTGGGGTCAGTCTCCCCGGCAGCGAGACATCCAGCTTCGGGAGTTCTCCATTACCGAACCCTGGCTGGCGTCAACCATCTCCTCTTTGTCCGCCCGCAATGCCGCTTTCTCTTACTCCCTCAAGGGTGGCGAGCGGACTATTCGAGAGGTTTACCGGATGCTGAACCAGGCTGATTTCGGTAAAGGTTGGGAGCACTTCATTGCCAAAATCAGCATTGATCTCTATTCCCAGGACAATGGTGCCTTCATCGAGATCATCCGAGACGGAGACTCTCCCTCGGCCCCGGTTTTGGGCATCGCTCATCTGGATGCGGCCCGTTGCACCCGCACCGGCATCCCAGCCTATCCCGTTATTTATACCGACCGCCAAGGGGATCGGCACAAGCTGTCCTGGTATCAGGTAGTAGACATCACGGATAACCCCTCTCCTGTTGAGACCATGAATGGGATGCAGGTTTGCGCCGTCTCCCGTGTCTTGCGCTACGCCCAGACGATGCGGGATATAGCCGTCATGGAGCACGAGAAGGTATCGGGCCGCTTCACCGGGGCTTTGCACTTGGTCTCTGGGGTCTCCACCAACATGATCCAGGATGCTCTGAAGGTAGCTGATGAAGAAGCCGACAATCGAGGCCGTTCTCGTTACCAACTCCCCGTGATCATGGGCACTCTCGATCCTACCGCCGAGGTCAAAGTGGCTACCCTACCCTTGAAGGCCCTTCCTGAAAACTGGAGTTCTGAGGTAGATAAGCGTTACTACATCGCTGCTCTGGCTCTGGCCTTCGATTGCGAATACCAAGACCTGGCCCCCTTGCCTGGAGGGAATCTAGGCACGGCGCAACAGTCTCAGGTTCTACATCTCAAGGCTTCGGGCAAGGGGCCGAAACTCTTTATGAAAATCCTGGAGCACGTCCTGAACTGGCACGTGCTCCCCCGTAACACTACCTTCCAGTTCACCGACGCCGACCTGCAAATCGACGCCGCCCATGCTGAGGTTCGCAAGCGTAATGCAGAGACTCTGCAAATCTACGCCTCCACCGGAGCCCTTACCCCTGAAGTCCTGCGCCAGATGATGGTTGACGAGGGCATCCTTCCTCGTGAGTATCTGAGGATGATGCAGGCCCAGGACGTGACCCCGGAGACCGGAGGGGAGGAATCGGCTCAGAGACTTTTGGAGGGGCGAGGGCGTTCTAATACCAACACCGGCGGTAATACCCAGCCGGGGATCGTGGATGTCCTGCGGGTCAAGGCTGAGGATGTGAAAGAGCTTACTGATCGAGACTACTTCGGTCTCCAAAGGCAACGGCTTATCGACGAGTATCAAGAAGAGATGGTCAAGGTTCTGGAGGACATGCAGGAGCGGGTTCACGCTCGACTAAGGAAGGGAGAGGAAAGTGGACATAATCTATAGTATCTACGGTGCTGGGGAACTCAGGTATCTGATCGTCCTTCTGGTGGTCAACCTAGTCACAGGCATCGGGGCCTCCATAATCCGACGGGACTTTCGGGTTGTCATGCTCGCCGACTGGTTGACGAGCCGGGCGGTGCCTCTGGTCATCGGCTACGGCTCCGCCGGTCTGCTCGCCTGGGCCAACCCGGAGCTATTCTGGATTCGCCCACTGGCCTATGCCACTCTGGTGACTACTATGCTCGGTTTCATCTTTGCTAACCTCAGAGACATCGGTATCCCCATCCCTAAGTCCATTGGAGGCAAGCGTTCCAGTGGTGCCTGACCCCTACTCCCGCAAGGCCATCGACGACATCCTCTCCGACGAGGAGTTCTGGGTGGAGATGGGCTATGTCTTTCACTCCCGGATCAACTCGGTATCCCGTCGAGTGATCCAGGAGTCTCTGCGAGCGGCCCAAGCATCAGGCACCATTTTCGACTTCGATTCCATACACCCAGAGGCCCTGCGGCAGACTCTCAATACCTCCTCTATATGGTGGAGCCGTATGGAGGAGACGACCCGGAACGCCCTCCGCATTGCTCTTATCTCTTGGCAGTTGGGAGATATTCGGGGTTGGGGCGAGCTACTCGATACCCTAGAGCCTCTCTTTGGGCGGGATCGGGCCAAGCGTATCGCCACTACCGAAGTCACCCGCATCTTCGGGTTGGGGGAAGTCTTTGCTTCGGAGAGTGACCCGATGGTCGGGGGAGAGATTTGGATGACTGCCCAAGATGAGAAGGTATGCTCGATCTGCGGGCCGAGGCATGGGAGAATCTATCCCAAGGGCTCCCTTCCAATCCTGCCCGCTCATGTCATTTGCCGCTGCGCTTGGGCTCCAGCGACTTGGGGTCACATAATGGAGAATCCTAGTCTCTGGCAGGGGGATCGGGGAGCCATCATCAGTCAGGCTGAGTTGAACTCCCTGGTGGGGGTGTGACATGGAAATCAAGCCCATCCTGCCCAAGCGGAAGCTATTTCAACTCTCAAATCGGCAGTTGGAGAACCGGATGCGGGCGTTGACAGCGGACATACAGCGGGTGGCGCAGAATTATGAGGCTCCCTCGTCTCCAACTTATCGTCGAACGGGCCTCTTGGCTCGATCCTGGTCTCGGAGCACTAAATGGGAGAAGGGAGACTTGGTGGGTAGAATCGTCTCTAGTGGCAGCGTAGCGACGGACGAGCGGGGCCATCGTTACAATGTCTACGTCCGGGGGCCAAAGACAGGGATGAAGGGCCATCGGCAGGCAGCCCACATGCGAGCTAGGGGTTGGCGTTCCGTCACCGACATCAAGGAGCAGTTTGAGCCTCGTGCCGAGGCTGACTTCAAGGGCGCTGTTGTCCAGATGCTATCGGGGGAGATGCTTTAGTCGTGCCTTACTCCTTTCCTAAGAACATACCCAAGGTATCCTTGAACTGGACGGAATCGGAGCAGAAGAGATGCACTGCCGCCGCCAATGCTGTATTATCTGATGGTGGCTCGGAGCAATCGGCCATCTTTGCCTGTATACGGGCGGCGGGCAAGACCGAGCATCCTGGCGGTGAAGATAAGGAGGGTTCTATGAGTGGACTAACAAAGATGCTGGCGTGGGTCGATAAGACCCTCTTCGGAGAGGACACCGATAAGGCCGTCCTCTCGGCCAGTCGGCGTAACAAGCTCCTCGACTCGGACTTCGCTTATATCGACTCCGATGGGGAGAGGCACCTCCCTATGCATGACGCCGCTCATGTCCGCAATGCCATCGCCCGCTTCAACCAGACTCAGTTCGAGTCAAGCACCGCGAAACAGCAGGCATGGCGAAAGATCGTGGCTAGGGCCAAGAAGCTAGGCGTCGATGTATCCGGGGGAAAGGCTATCGATGATGAGTCTATCGAGGGGAACTCTATCGGGGGCTTCAATGTCCACAAGCAGGCCGACGGTTCTTACCGTTGGGTCTCGGTAGTCTCTAATTACTACCGGGATCGGGACAAACCCCCAGAGATCATCTCTGGCAAGGCCCATCGGGAATACGTCGCCTACACCGACCGCACTGGAGACTATCCCGATCTCTGGTTCTGGCATCTGCTCGGCTCCAAGGTCGGTAAGGCAGATTGGCTTGATTTCTTCGACGGTTTCCTGGTCGCCAGTGGCACCTTCGACAAGGACTCCGACTCCGTTGCCGAGAAGCTCTCCCAGCATCCAGACCCCCTGACTGTCTCTCACGGGTTCAAACGGCTGTCCTTCGATAAACCGACGACTACTACCAACGCCTACCGCATGAAGGAAATCTCGATCCTTCCCGTTCGGGTAGAAGCTAACCCCTGGACGGATTTCTCAACACTAAAGGAGGATGCTATGTCGATGTCCCCCCAGAAGAGGGCAATCCTGGCCCAGTTTCTACCCGAAGAGAAACTGGATGCCATCGAGCAGGTTGTAAAAGAGCTTCGGGTAAAGGCTGAGGCGTCGGGCGTGGACTGGAAGGCGCTGTTGGATGAGCCCCCGGAGGGGAGTGACTCCAACGACACCGACAAGGCTACTACCGAACCGGTCCAGGTGGATGTTAAGGCCCTGGCCCTGGAGGTCGCCGAGGCCCTCCAGCTAAAGGCCCTGTCCGATACGTTGACGGAGATCAAGGCCAGGCTAGACAGTATCACTAGCTTGGAAAATAAAATCAAGGCCCTGGAGGGTGCCATGACCCATCTCAGGCAGAGTGACGATGCTAAGGTCGCTCAGGCTATGACCGCCCGCAACGTGGACGGCCTGAACCTTGCCTGGATGAACAAGGCTGCCTCTCAACGTAAGGACACTGTGCTTGACCCCGAAGATGATCAAGACGCCGCCCTTGGAGAAGACAAGCCCGCTGTGCTACAATTCCTGGATGCCGCTCTGTCAGGGATGCCAGGGAGAATCTAGCGACTAATATCAAGTAGGAGGAACCAAAACCAATGCCAGATAACGCCGTCCTCGAAGCCCTGGCCGATGTCCTGGCCCCTGCCTTGGAGAAGAGGCTGAGGGGAACTAAGGCAGCCACCGGCACAGGGACAAGTTATCTTGACCACGGCCCTGGAGGGCTCTTTGCCACTGCGGGGGTCGATCCGGTCATGTTCAGCACCAGGGTAAAACCGTCCGGGATACTGGAGATTTTGCCCGCCTACCCGATCCGATACACCAATCCCCTCTATACCTTCCTTACTGGCTTTCAGACGGATACCGGCACCGATCCGGCTACCCCGTGTGCAGCCTGTAAGGTTGGCGGGGTCAAGAAAGCCTGCACCACCACCGCCGTGTTCGGGCGATACTGTCGTCAGACCAAGGAGATTGACCTGACCAGCATCGGTAAGCTGATCAACCGAGGCGAGCCTACCGATCTGCGCCTGGTCAATCCAGTCTTCCACGGTAACGCCTTGACCCCTGGGGGCACGGCGCTCTCTCCTCTCCAATCCGAGCTTGCCGAGGCAATGGTAGAGTTGGGAATCAGCTTCGAGAACCTGATGTCTCAGCAGGTCTGGACAGGCAATCCCGCCAACAACAACGTGGGTGGCGGCTACATGGAGTTCCCCGGTCTGGAGATTCTAGTGGGGACGGGCAAGGTGGACGCCCTGGATAACACCTCCTGCCCTAGCCTGGACTCCGATGTTAAGGACTACAACTACCAGGACGTGTGCGATGGCAGCCCGTCCATTGTTGAAGTCCTGACTTATATGTTCCGCTACATCTCCAAGAACGCCCGGACGATGCAGATGGAGCCAGTCGATCTACGCTGGCTCATGCGGGAGGAGCTTTTCTACGAGCTTACCTCCTGCTGGCCCTGCTCCTACATCACCTGGCGCTGCACTACCCAGGGGGACAACAACAGGGGAACGGTGGATGCGGGAGACATGATCCAAATGCGGGATGACATGCGGAATGGCCGTTATCTGCTGGTGGACGGCAAGCGCATCCCCGTCATCCTGGACGACGGCATCCCTGAAGACACCAACACTAACAATGCTAATCTGGCCGCTGGGGAGTTCGCCTCCGACATCTACTTGCTTCCCTTCTCGGCCAGGGGCATCCAGACCCTCTACCTCGAATACTTCGATTATCGGGCCAGTATTCGGGAACTGTCCGGCGCTCCGGGTGGCCTGATCACCAGTCTATTCCAGGTGACGGATGAGGGCAAGTTTGCCTGGGCTCGTGATGTAGTCAACTACTGCTTTGTGATGAACGCTACCATCGAGCCCCGCATCCTTCTGCGGACGCCGCATCTGGCAGGGCGTCTCCAGAACGTGAAGTATGTGCCTTTGCAGCATACCCGCCAGCCCTTCCCGTCGGACGGCTACTTCAGAGACGGTGGCTCGCCGCTCTCAGTCGGCGTCGAAATGCGCGAGCGCTGGCCGAGCCGCGTGTTCCTATACGGCGGCATCTCGCCCCATCAGCCAGGTGCCCTCGAACGGGTCGACGAGCTGGTCGACGAGTACAAGGTCTCCGGGATCAAGCTCTACCCGCACGACCTTGTGGCCGGCGAACTCCGGAGCTTCCGGATGGACGAAGCCGACCTCCTATTCCCGATCTTCGAACGCGCGCAGAAGCTCGGCCTGCGCACGGTGGCGATCCACAAGGCGATCGTGATGGGCCAGGTGCCGATCGAGCCGTACTTCCCGTTCGAGGTCGGAGAGGCGGCGAAGGCGTTTCCAGACCTGACGTTCGAGATCGTCCACGGGGGCTGGGCCTTCCTCGAAGAGACCGTCTTCCTCATCCAGTGGTATCCGAACATCAGCGTCAGCCTCGAGGGGACGAGCGCCCTGCTCCTTAAGGCGCCGCGTAAGTTCGCCGAGATCATCGGCACGATCATGGCGGCAGGAGGGGCTCAGCGGATCAACTGGGGCATCGGCGGCGCTGTCCTCCACTCCCGCATCTTCGAGGAGGCGTTCTGGAACTTCGAGTTCCCGCCCGACCTCGTCGAGGACTACGGCATTCCGCCGCTGACGGAGGACGTCAAGCGCGGGATTCTCGGACTCAACGCCGTGCGCCAGCTCGGCCTCGAAGTCGAAGACCTGAAGAAGCAATTCAGCGGCGACGAGTTCTCGAAGCCTCGCGAGCTCGCGGCCCCGTGGTCCTGCCTCAAAGCCCATGCCTCAAGCTGAAGCCCGCGAGTCACTCGATGAGGCGATCCGGCTCAGCCTCGAGACTATCGTCGACCCGTGCAGCCGGGCGATGGGCGCTCCGGCGGGGCTCGTATCGCTCGGGCTCGTCAGAGACGTCGAGATCGAGGAGGGGCCGGAGTCGGGAGCCCGCGTTCGCGTGACGTTGTGTATCACCGAGCCGGGCTGCCTGATGGCGGCTGTTTTCCAGGAGACCGCGCAGCGGCAGCTCGCGGAGCTGCCGGGCGTCTCCGAGGTCGACGTGCGCGTCGACCACGGACACGTCTGGGATCCACAGCAGCTCGAGCCCACCTATCAAGGCCGGCTGACGCGCATCCGCGCACAACGGCTCGAGCACATGCGGGCGGGCACGGCCGGCTCGACCGGCTGAGGCGCAGAGGGGTCACGAGGTGCCGTACGCGCACAGCGCAGGCACATCGCTCTCGTTCGAGATGCGAGGCAGCGGTGATGAGACGGTTGCCCTCGTTCCGGGCCTAGGCCTTCCCGGCTCCGCCTG